AGGATATTTGAAAGATAAAGAGTAACAAATTGTAACGCATTGTAACAACAATTTGCCCCTTTATTGCCCCTTTTAAAAATAAATATTTGCCCCTTTTATATGAGGATTAAAAAGCCACTGCACAGATGATGCGGTGGCTCTTTTTATGAAGTTTTAGTGGCTGAAAATTAAGCCACTAAATTTTAGTTTAAGAAAAGTTTATTTGACTTATGCACGTGCAAAATATATTATATATGCAAGGGCATAAGTGAGGTGATAAGATGGAAAAACGAATGGGTCGCCCACCCAAGCAAACTCAATCAAGAAATAAAAGCCTAAATATTAGATTAACTGATGCGGAGTTGAATATGATTAATGGATGCGCTCAACGATTAGGTATAAGCCGAACAGATGCTATTATTAAAGGAATTGAATTGATTGAGCAAAAAAAATAAGACACAGCCACCGTGGAAAGTTACTGTGTCTTACAGGAGCGAGAACAATGTTCTCTATGAAATATTATATCATGAGTGCATTGTTCCTTTAAAGACTAAGGAGCTAAAATCATGAAACAATTAGTAGTTATTCAAAATAATCAAATCGTAGTATCAAGTAAAGATATAGCGGAACATTTTGGTAAAGATCATAAAAATGTGCTACAAAATATTAGAGATATTTTGGTGGCTGAAAATTCAGCCACCAAATTTTACCAAGAAACTACATATCAAAATCGTGGGAAAGATTATAAAGAATACCTTATGAACCGTGATGGTTTTTCACTACTTGCTATGGGATTTACAGGAAAGAAAGCATTACAATGGAAGTTAAAATATATTGAAGCTTTCAACGAAATGGAAGAAACATTAAAACAAGGCTATTTAGAAGAGCCTGTAAATCCAAACGAACTACATTGTAAGACATATAAAGGTGTACCTGTCATAACCATTGGTGATTTTGCAGAAATAGTAAAAAGAAATAGAACAAGCATTCTATGGCATTTAAAAGATAAAGGCTTGCCATATCAATTATTAGAAAAGGAAGAAGTAACTGCTTATAAGCATGAAAATAATATTCCTATGCATAGTGCTGTTTCACGATTAATTGTATTCACAGAACCTACAGCATATAAACTAACTTGCATTATGTACAATAATGCAGATCCTATTAATTTAGAAATTGCTAAATATTTTAATAGACAACCTGTAGCAACCGTTAAGTCTGTAGTACCGATTGAAGAAAAAATAGGCATTGATTATGATAGTGTTAAAGAGTACATAGAAGAAATGGAAACAAATATATCATTGATGAGAGGTATGGTAAAACATTTAACAGAGTTTAAACGTACAAGAGAAGAACACAAATATCAAATGAAACTAATTCGTGAAATAGGATTTAACATATTTGATGGCACAGGGGACTTAGAAAAAGTGGTTAATAGCCGTATTCAATAGAAGAAAATAACGCTTGCCCCTTTTATATGAGGATTGAAAAAAGCCACTGCACATGATGCGGTGGCTCATTTTTTATTTATTTGCAAGTACTTTACCCATATTTGTAATAGCTGCATTTACTTCTTGTTTCATTTCATCTGTTACATGAGTGTAAATAGCAAGTGTAGTACGTGGCTCATTGTGGCCAACACGTTCCATAATTGCTTTTAGAGGAACATTAGATTCAGCAAGAATAGAAATATGAGTATGTCTAAAGGTGTGGGTGCTTACTGGTTTTGGGAAACCAAGTTTTTTTATAGTTCTATTCACATAATGTAGATCATATGGCAAGCCACCATCCGTAACAAAGATATAGCCTAGGTCAGCAAATTTAGATTTCCATAATCGTCTTGCTTGATTAGCAGTTATAAAGTGATTAATAATTTGTACAGCACGTGCATCCAATTTCACCTTGCGAATAGAATGAACATTCTTTGGTGGAAGGCGCATAGCAGGGTCAGAAAAGCTACCACGATTAGATAAAGTAGCGTTTACATCTATTTCCGCATTTTCTACATCGTAGTCTTGAGTGCGTAACGCTACCATTTCACCAAATCTAAGACCAGTTAAAGATTGAAATTCACATAATAGGGATACATGATGATTGATAGTATCTAATTGTGATAGTAAATCTTTTAGTTCATCTTTAGTTAGAAATTTAGAGCGCTGTTTCTTGATGCGGTCTACATCCGCTACTGGTTTTTGTAATTCGATATTGTCTAAGAATGAAATATCACGAATATATTCCATGCGCCTAGCATACTTTAATGATTGTCTAATAAGACTAAGGGCCAGTTTTGTATAGTTGTAGGAATACTGGCAAGCAAATTTATCGAATGTGCTTTGGATAATGTATGGTGAAAGTTTAGATAGTAATATATCAGCAGGAAACCATTTTATAATTTGTTTGTGTAGATTATCCATACTATATTGTGTAGATGATTTTCTAAAAGCACGTTTAGATTCTAAGTATTCAGATACAACATCATTCAATGTCATATCTTTTGCAATATCTGTATTAGTGGCCAAGTCAATTTTATTTTGTAATTCAGCTTGTGCGATTTTGTAGGCTTGCCTACTATTACTATTTAAGGTAACAGATATTCTTTTGGTTTTACCGCTATATGGATCTATATAACGTTCTTGAAACTTATACTTAGTAATACCAGCTTTGGTAGTTACGGTTTCACACCACATGAAAAATACCTCCTAGGCTAAAAAATGGTATAAGAAATAAGCCTTAGAGGTATGGTATAATATAAATATGCGGTGTCTCTAAGGCATCAAGCCTCTATCTAGTAGTAGCTAGATAGGGGCTTTTTTATTTTGTCTAATATTTTTCTGTATATTGGACTATTTAAAAATATAGTCCAATATAATGAGATATATTGGACTATAAAAATATATAGTCTAAAAAAGATTAAAATATTAGACTTAACTATCTATAATACTTAATAATTTTGGACAAATAAATGTTCTGTTTTTAGCTTTATCTGAACTAATTAAAATATTTTGATCTACCATTTTATTCAAAAGTGTAAATACAGTTTGCTTACTAGCATTGATTTCTTCGATAAGTTGTTTACTTGTAAATATAGGATGCTGAAAAATAAAGTCTAAAATTGGAATGAAGTAATATGATTTTATAGAATCACCTAAAGATTTAAACTGTTCATATAAAGCTAAAATATTTAAAGCTTTCTTGGTATTGTTATGGGATTCAGCAATTATGCCACTTAGGAAAAAATAAATCCAAGATACCCAGTTATTACTTTTAGAAATATTGGCTAAATTATGAATATACTCATCACGATTACGTTCGAAATAAGAGCTCATGTAGAATATGGGAGACGGAATAATTCCACGATAATAAAAGAATAGAGGAATTAGCAATCTGCCTATACGTCCATTACCATCTTCAAATGGATGGATCATTTCAAATTGTGCATGAATAATAGCTGCTTGAATTAATGGATTTATCTCATCATGGTGGAAATACATTTCTAGATTAGACATATAAGAATCTGTTAGTTGTGGAGAAACAGGTGTATAAGAAATAAAATCATATCCACCGATATAGTTTTGTAGTTTTTTAAAAGCACCAGGATGTTTTGTAGACCCACGAACATTATCTAGGAGAATGGCATGCATTTCTTTAATAATTTTTATTGTTAATGGTTCTTTACTATTGGGATTTGATAATTGATTATATGGTGAAATAGTATCTAATGCATGTTTTAATGCAGAACGATAATTTAGAATTTCTTTTAACTCATCATCTTGAATATCAGTTTGGTTACCAGCTTCATGATTAAGAATATCTTCAAGCGTTGCGTGAGTACCTTCTAATTTAGAAGATAACACGGCCTCTTGTGTAGTGATAGGTGATAAAAGCAAAATAGGATTCGGCGTATTAACTAAAAAGCCTTTATATTCACCTAATGCCATATTCGCCTCGGAAGATAGTTTAATTAATTCAGGAGTGAGTAAATTAAAAGTATCAAAAGGTAAACGTTCAGGCTCATATGGTGGCGGTGCAGATCTACGCAATTCTACAAGCCTTTCATCCGTAATATTAGACATAAAATATAACTCCTATAAAATAAGCAACATAATATAATTGGAAAGTTTTACAGTATATGATGATAAAAATCAATAGTTTCTAACATATCATCTGTAAGTTCTTTCCGTCTTACCATATGTTCAATTAAATTAACATGATGATCTATATGAAAATCATCATTAATGATATGCAGCAATTCATGCTTTACTTCATTACGCATATCTTCAAATGACATATTCTTGCGAATATAAATATTGTGTACACCTTCATCTTCCCCAGTAGATGAAATGGCTTTCACATTAGGAATATCACACTCAATAATATTAACAACCACTCTCTAACATCCCCCATTACAAGTTTATTTGTGTTTAAGTTTGAGTAATTCTATATATTCTACAGCTTTTTCCATATCTTCCTTTGAGATGCCACGAGATGCGGAGAATAACATACGCATTTCTGGACGAGTGCGAAGCATTTCCGCATATTCTGCAGTATCTTTATTTAAATAATACTCTTCATCTGTAGACTGGGTTAAAGACTCCATTTGCTCTGTAGTAATACCAAGGCCTTTGCAAATTTTAATTACATTGTCAATTGATGCACCGCCCACATTTTGTAAGATAGAGCGCAATGTACTATATGGCATATCAATTCTTTGGGCAAAACCTTTAACAGTATCAATTTCCGCTATGCGTGCTTTTAAAAATTCTTCTCGTGTCATAGTTAAACTCCTCTATATATTAACTATATATACATATACTATCATTTGTAAAACGAAATATCAATATTTAAATACGAAATATCATATATAAACAATAGTTAAACGAAATATCACATAACTTAAATTGGACAAATGCGAAATATCGCACTATAATAAAAGCATAATCAATGCGAAATATCGCACCAATAAAAAGGAGGTGAAAAATATGTATGCTAATTTATTGGCAGAAATTGCAAGAAAAGGGTGGAATAAAAAAGTATTAGCAAAAACGCTAAAGTGGAGATATGCAACATTAATTGACAAATTAAATGGGAAATATCCACTTACACTTGAAGAAGCGTTGAAGATTAAAGATACATTAGGCACAGATTTGCCAGTAGAAACTCTTTTTTTTAAACAATAACACGAAATATCATACTTTTATAAAGAGGTGAAATCAAATGAAAGAGAAAAAGTAAAATGCCCCAAATGTAATGTGGAAGTAATTGATGGAAACTTCTGCGAACATTGTGG